ACGGCGACGTGGGCATCATGTTCCCGCGCCGCAACTACACCAACGACACGGCCAACGTGGACAACTTCATCAAGCTGCTCTCTACCGACTGGGTGGCCCCGGAGCAGGCGTTCGAGCACTCCAACATGTTCCCCGACCCGCACTCGGAGTTCCTCCGCGCGAAGGCGTGGCACGACCAGCAGGAGTCCGAGCAGGTGGACGCGGTTATCTCCAACGACGATACCGGGGTGCAGCCCGACGATGCCGTGGGCGCCGCGCGGCAGCGGGACGCCCAGCCGACCGCGACGGGGGAGTAGCGCATGGCCTCCGTGCTTGCGTTCGACCAGCTCAGCCCCATGGTCACGGACGGCACCGCAGAGCCGTTCGCGCCCGCAGACGAGGCCGTGAGGGCATACGCGCTGCAGGTGGTGCGCCGCTTCTCGCGCGGGAAGGCGAGGCTCCACCGCGCCAGCGACCTCTACGCGATGCTCGAGATAGTGTTCGGCTGCTGGGACGAGTGCCGCCCCCTGTGGGTGGAGTGCCTGGAATCCTCGTACGCCGGGGGCTACCGCACGGCGCTCCCCGGGGCGGACGCGCGGCCGTCTGCGGCCGTCCTGTCGTGGCTCGCGTCCTACGCCTACCCCGAGGGCTACGTCCCGCAGTCCGAGTGGGAGAGGAGGCGTGCCAGGACGGCGGAGGCCGTGGTGGCCGCGTTCAGGGCGCGTGGCATGGGCGAGGCGGCGAAGGCCATGGACGCGGCACGCAACCAGGCGGGCAGGATGGCGGTGCAGGGGGCCGACGACCTCGCGGAGCGGGGCCTCATGGACGCATACGCGGACGTTGGCGTCCAGCGCGTCAGGTACCGCGCCGTCGAGGACGGGCGTACCTGCTCGACGTGCCTCCCCAGGAACGGCAGGACGTATGCCATCGGCAGGGCCCCGCAGCTCCCGGCGCACCCCAACTGCCGCTGCTGGTACGAGCCGGTAATCAATGCATAAATATTCGCAGTTATTGGATAATGTCACCTATTTGATGTAAAATTCCTATTGTAGCGAGTATGGCCAGTGAAGGCCGAAAAACGCAGGGCGCGGAGTGAACCGCGCCCTTTTTTACAAGCTAAACGCACACGTGGCGCAGTGAAGCGCCGGAAACCAAACGCACAACGGAATAGGAGCACGAAATGGCGAAGATCGATACCTCCGCAATCGAGGGCTATGCCGACATGTCCGCCGAGGACAAGCTCGCCGCGCTCGAGTCGTTCGAGTACGATGACCACGCCGACGAGCTGGCCAAGGCGAACGACGAGGCCAAGCGCTACAAGGACGCCGTGTCCAAGGCGAACTCGGAGGCCGCAGAGTTCAAGCGGCAGCTCAAGGACGCGCAGGCGACGGGCGCCCAGACCCAGACCGAGGCAGAGAAGCAGATCGAGCAGATGGCCGCGCAGCTAAAGCAGCTGCAGCGCGACAAGACCATCGCCGACTACAGCTCCCGCCTCATCGGCCAGGGCTACGACGCCGAGCTGGCCGCGTCCAGCGCCACCGCGCTCGCCGACGGCGACATGGAGACCCTGTTCGACAACGCGGCCAAGTTCCTCGAGGACCACGACACCAAGCTCAGGGCCGGGTTCGCGCAGAAGTCAATCGAGCCGCCCGCCGGCAACAAGACCCCGGACGGTGGCATGGGCATGACGAGGAAGAAGCTCCTCGCCATGACGCCATACGCCCGCGCCACCTACGCCGCAGCTCATCCCGAAGAGTACAAGAAGCTCATGAAAGTAAAGGAGGGCTAAATGGCCCGCACTACAGAGACCTATGGCAACGTAACCGGCTTCACCCAGGAGTTCATCGAGACCGAGGTCGCCAACACCCGCAACTCCGCGCTCGACGCCCAGCAGTTCGTGACCGTCGACACCACCCTCGAGGGAAACACCGGCGACAAGATCTCCATCGGCGTGATCACCGCCTCCGGCGTAGCCGAGGACGTGGCCGAGGGCAAGGGCAACACCGCCCAGGTGTCCGTTGGCGTCACCGAGAAGGAGTACGAGGTCAAGACCGCCCAGGCTTGGTTCCAGTACACCGACGAGCGCCTCCGCCGCACCCCGGCTGAGGTCGCCGCTGGCATCTCCCACCTCGGCGTGACTCTCTACAACAAGTTCAACGACGAGTTCTATGCAGAGCTCGCCAAGACCACCAACACGCTCAAGGCCACCGCGCTCGACTTCGACGCCGTGGTCGACGCCCAGGCGCTCATCTCGCTCGACACCACCACCACCATCGGCTCCGACGAGGGCGCCGCGTCCGACGTGGAGCAGGCCGTCGCCGCCCAGACGAACATCCTGGTCGGCAAGGACCTCCTCAAGGCCATGCGCAAGTCCTGCAAGGACGAGCTGAAGTACGTCGAGGCATACGTCCGCAAGGGCTACGTCGGCACCATCTCTGGCACCAACGTCTACTACAGCAAGATCATGGACACCACGCCCTACAAGACCAGCCTGTTCCTCTTCACCAAGGCCGCAGTCACCGACTTCGTGAAGGCCGCTGTGGAGATCGAGGCCTCACAGAAGGGCTCCCGCTCCGCCGAAGACGCCAACAAGCGCATCAACAACATCTTCGCCCGCCAGAGCTACGTCGTGGCCCTCACGGACGAGACCAAGGCCGTCAAGCTGACCATCGGCGCGGGCGCCTAGGCGAGGAGGTGACGGCCAGTGACCGACGAGGAGAAGGTCGCGGCCATCACCGCGATCATCGGGGCGGACGACCCCGACCTCGAGGCCAACCCCGACCTGCCCAAGACGTACCTCGCGCTTGCCAAGGACGCCATCATGCAGCGCTCCTACCCGCTCGTGTCCGACCGCACGGCGATCGGGTTCCCCGCCCGCTACGACGGCCTCTCGGTGAGGCTCGCCGTGGCGATGTGGGCGAGGAGGGGCGCAGAGGGCGAGTCCACGCACAACGAGAACGGCGTGCAGCGCACCTACGAGGACGGCGACAGGCTGCTCTCCGAGGTCGTGCCGCACGCCCGCGCGATAGGCGGCGGGCAATGAGGCTCCTGGCACGCAACAGGCGCAAGGTCTGGTACTGCCTCTACCAGGGGCGCAACCCCATCCTCGACGCGGACGGCGACGACACCGGCGAGGTGGCGGTCACCTATTCCGAGCCCGTGGCCCTGCTCGCAAACGTCACGGCGGCGAGCGGAGACGCTGCGCAGGAGCAGTTCGGCGTTGGCATCAAGTACGACAAGGTGCTGCAGGTCGCGGGCACAAGCTGCCCAATAGACGAGCACTCGCTCCTGTTCGTGGACACAGAGCCGCCCGCCGACTTCGACGCGGCAAACGTCCCCGCAGACTACGCGGTGACGCGCGTCTCCAAGTCGCTCAACTCGACCTCGATAGCCGTGAGCCGGGTGAGGCAGTGATGGGCAGCGCCACGCACATGCACATATCGGGCGTGGACAGGGCCGCGAGGGCGCTCAGCGGCAGGGTGCGCGACGCGGTGTCGGAGGAGCGCCTTGCCAAGGTCCTCTACGCGGTGGCCCAAATGGGCATGGACGTTGCCAAGGCTGGCTACTCAAAGGCCGAGTACCCCGGCACGAACGACGTGAGCGTGTCCATCGAGCGGGGCGAGGGCGGGAAGACCTACCTCGTGGCGACGGGCGCGCACGTCCTATTCATCGAGTTCGGCAGCGGCGTGAACATCGCGCCCACCAACCCGCTCGCCGCAGGGCTCGGCTACCACCCAGGCGGCTTCTCAACCGGGAAGATACGCCCGTCCGGGTGGTGGCTCTACGTCGGCGAGAGGGGCAGCGCCCCGGACGCGAACGTGAAACCCGTCGAGGACCACGACAAGGACGGCAACGTGACCAAGACATATGCCAACAAGTGGTGGACGCAGGGCAACGGCTCCGCGAACGCCATGTACGAGGCATCGAAGGAGATGCGCGACCAGCTCGCCGAGCAGGTGCGCAGGATTTGGGGCGGCAGATGAGCAAGGACGTGGAGCCTGGCGTCTACACGTTCGTCACCAAGTGGGCGAAGCAGAGGCACCCGAAGCTCACGTGCTCGTCGTGGGCCGACAACGTGCCATCCGAGTTCCCCTACGCGCTCGTCTGCATGACCGACGAACACGACCTCTCCCGCACGCTCAACTCGAGCCACGCGAACGAGTACAGGCACGTGACCTTCGAGGTCAACTGCTACTCCGCCGCGACCTCCGGGCGCAAGTCCGAGGCCAAGGCCATATCGCGGACGTTCGCGGATGCGTTCAAGGCGCTCGGGTTCGTCCAGACGGCGGGAGGCCAGCCCATCGACCTCACGGACGGCTCCAACAGGACCATCGCAAGGTACTTCTGCCGGTTCGAGGCGAACGTCTCGGACGGCGGCACAATCCACAAAGCGTAGCGAAAGGAAACAGCCATGATCACAAACGGCACCTTCCTCATGTACGAGACCTCTGACGGCAAGTACACATTCGACTCATCCAGCGCGACCAAGTGGTCCGTGCTCATGCCCATCACCGAGTACCCCGACCTCGACGCCGAGTCTGACGGCGTGGAGAACACCACGCTCTCCAACGGTCGCACGACCTACGAGCCTGGACTGCCCGACGACGGCGGCTCCCTCGCGTTCCCCGGCTACTACTCCGAGGCGGACCGCAAGCGCATCAACGAGCTCAAGGGTAAGGTCATCCACTGCGCAGTCGTCTTCAAGGACGCCACGGCGGAGCTTGGCGAGACGGATATCGACCCGACTGGCGGCACCATCGTCTCCGAGTTCAACGCACGTCCGCTCCTGCGCATCACCGGCGCGTCCTCCGGCGACGTGACCCCCGTCGAGCTCGACCTCTACACGACCGCCGACGCGAAGACCTACCCCGCTTCCGCCTAGCGCGTCCATAGACTGCAGCGACATGGCCCCGTCACTCCGCGTGACGGGGCCTTTCTTCTAGAGAGAGGCATCGAATGGCGAAGAAGATCACCCTCACAGACCCAAAGACCAAGGTCGCGTACACGCTCGAGTACGACCGTGACAGCGTGGTATACGCCGAGTCGCTCGGCTTCGACATGACCAGGGCAGAGTCCTCGTATGCGACCGACATGGTTACCCTGTTCCGCGCCGGCTTCCACAAGAACCACCCCGGCGTGTCCAAGGACGTGATCTATGGCATCTGGGACCGCGTGCCCGACAAGCAGGGGCTCTTGGGAGTCCTCATCGAGATGTTCGGCGAGCCGCTGCAGGCGCTCCTCGTGGAGCCGAAGGACGGCGACAAGGGAAACGTGAGCTGGGAAGTGACCGAGTAGGGTTCACGTCCTACAAGGACGCGTTCAGGCGGGCGCTTCCCTACTACATATCGATAGGCATGACGCCGGGTGACTTCTGGCACGGTGACCCGTGGCTCTGCGAGGCGTACCGCATGGCAGACGAGAAGGCCGCGCGTCGCTCCGACTGGCTCGCGTGGCTCAACGGCTCATACGTGTACCAGGCGATAGGCGACAACGCTCCGGTGCTCAACCCGCTCTCAAAGAGGCCGAAGGCACGCGCGTACCCGAAGAAGCCGTACACGCAGCAGCTCGAGGACGAGGAGCGCGAGAAGACGGCGGCGCAGAGGCTCGAGAACGGCAGGCGTGCCGCGAAGTTGATATCCGAGAAGGTCGCAAGGATGCTCGAGAAGCAGCAGGGTGGTGAGTAGGCATGGCGGACGAGGTTGTGGACACCATCAAGGTCGCGCTCTCCGCAGACGCGACGGGCGTCACCGAGGGCGTCGACAAGGCCGAGGAGGAGCTTCAGCGACTCAAGAAGTTCGTCACCAACCCGCAGAACGACCCGTTCGCGTCGCTCAGCTCTGACGGCGTAGGCAAGTTCCGCGATATCGCGGACGCCATGAGGTCGCTCGCAGGCTCCGCGCAGTCCCTCGGCGGCGTGTCCAAGAACATAACAGAGATAGGCGCCGCCATCAAGGGCCTCGGCTCCGACATGGGGGGCGGGGACTCGTCGAGGTTCGCCCAGTTCGGGCAGGCGGCGGAGGCCCTCAATGCTTTCAACGAGATCGACGCGCAGAAGGTCACGGCTGCGTCCGCCGCGCTCTCCGGCCTGCAGAAGTCGCTCTCAGGACTCTCCGGCGCAAACGTCGACACGAACTCGCTGCAGGGCACGCTTGACGGCATCGCCAGGGCGTCCGCACGCGCCGCAGAGGTGGGCCCCGGCATCGACAAGCTCGGAAGCGGCATCAGGAACATCAAGAAGGGCCTTGACGAGTTCAGCACTGGCGGGGACTACATGGCCTCTGCCAGCAACATTCAGCGTGCCATCGGCGCCGTGTTCAACGCGGTCCGCGAGACAGAATCCGGTGGCGACCTCAGCAAGACGGCTACGGCCATCAACAACCTCGGCACGGGCATCCGTGCGCTGCAGCAGGGCATGCAGGGCTTCTCCGGAACGGACTTCGGCGCATCTGAGGTGGAGAAGGGCACCGGAGCGATATCAAACTTCAGGAGCGCTATCGAGCGGCTTAACTCTGCCGTCTCCAACACCGCGAACATCAACGCGAGCGGCGAGTCCATCAAGGCGCTCGGCACCGGAATCCGCCAGCTCCACAACGGACTCATGCTGTTCTCGAAGAACGACTACAGCGCCAACATCGAGAACGCGGGGAAGGCTGTCGGAGAACTCGTTGCCAAGATAAACGAGTCGGTGTCAGACGACTCGTTGCAGCGTTTTGAGAGAATCGCGACGGCTCTCAACAACATTGCCCAGTCATACGGCAAGCTCGGCGGGGCGCAGTCTGCCGCAAACAGGATGCCTCCGCAGTTCAAGGCCGCCGAGGTGGCCCTGCAGGCGTTGGGCAAGGCGCTGCAGTGGGTCTCCAACAAGCTCGAGTCCATGGCAAAGCGCGGCTTCTCCGCCCTCAACGCGGGCGCGAAGAGGTACCTGTCCCTCATGGGCAAGGTGGTCACGCTCCCGCTCGACGGCATGCGTTCCAAGCTCGACTCCATCCGCCACTCGCTCGACGGCGTGGCGGGCATGGTGGGCCGCATCGTGGCGTACCGCGCCCTGCGTGGCGTCCTGTCCGCGATCGTGGACGGCTTCAACGCGGGGCTGCAGAACCTCTACCAGTGGGCGCTCGTCTCCGGCAACGCATTCGCCAACACCATGGACTCCATGGCGTCCTCGATGCAATACTTCCAGAACAGCGTGGGCGCTGCCGCGTCCGAGCTGCTCGACGCCCTCGCCCCGGCCCTCGAGACCATCGTCAACTGGGTCGTGACCGTGCTCAACGCGCTCAACCAGCTCTTCGCCGCGCTCACCGGGCACGGCACGTGGCGCAAGGCGGTGCGCCAGCAGACCGCGTTCGCTGCCGCGACCGGCGGCGCCGCAGACGGTGCCGACAAGGCCAAGGAGGCTGTCAAGGAGTACGAGCGCACCGTGCTCGGCTTCGACGAGCTGAACAAGATGAACAAGCCCGACACCAGCGGCTCGAACTCCGGCTCTGGCGGCGGCGGCGGTGGCGCGTCCGCGCCCGACTACGGCGGCATGTTCGAGGAGGTGCCGCTCGACGACTTCTATAAGAACCTGGCGAACACCGACGACTGGACGGCGCTCGGCGAGAAGATAGCCGACAGCCTTAACTCGTGGGAGAGCCAGATAGACTGGGACTCCATCGACAAGACCGCCGCCATGTGGTCGAAGCGCATCTGGACGGCGTTCAACGGGTTCGTCTCCGAGCGCGACTGGTCGCTGTTCGGCTACACCATCGCGCGTGGCTTGAACGTCGGCCTGCACTTCATCGACGACATAGCCCAGAACGCGGACTTCACGGCGTTCGGCGCCGGTATCGCCGGTGCCCTCAACAGGGCCGTCGAGACCATCGACTGGGCTGCGCTCGGGCACGTCATGACCGACAAGCTCAAGGTGTCGCTCGAGATCCTGCACGGGTTCATGAACGGCGACTCCACCTATGCGGCGTTCGACTTCGAGAGGCTGCGTGGGCAGCTCAACGTCGCCATCGATGCGGCGTTCGGCAACATCGATTGGAACACGGCGGTAACCGATATCACGAACGGCATGGGGCAGCTCGCCCTCACGTTCGTCTCGGGCGTCAACGAGGTCATCGTCAACCTTGACGCCGTGGTGCAGGGCTACGACTGGACGCAGTGGGGCCGCAACGTCGGGTACTACCTCAACA